CAGACGCAGCACCGTGCGAGCCGCCGCCGAGTTCGCCTCCCGCATGAAACCGTTGATGGTGACCACTCGCGCGTCAGAGAAGCCCGCAGCATCCCACGCACCGTCCTGCTGCATCCTGGGTTGCAGGCTGGTGCGGGCGGCCGGTGCATCATCCCAGCCGGGCATGCCTGTGACCGCTCGCAGCGATGAGCCGTCGGCGAGGTCGAGCGTGATGCCGCCGAGGGTGCAGACGTTGGGCCAGCCGACGCTCATGCCAGCGCCAACCCGATCCTGTGGTCGACGGACCGGGCGACGTTCCTGCCGTCGAGGTCGATGTGGACGCGTGCCATCGCCTGCGCGAGCCGGTCGTAGTCGATCGCACCAGCCACGCCGCCACGCTCGAGTGAGACCACGAGCCGCTCGAATGCTTGCGTTTGCGTGCCGGACAGGACCCGCTCGGGGAGCTTGCCGAAGTTCCGGCCAGACGCGCCAGGGTTGAGCATTCCGCCCGTGTCGTACCCGCTGGGCATGACCAGTGGGTCAATCGCCGCGATGCTCCCGTAGCGGGCGATCGCGTAGCGCAGGCTGGCGAAGATGTTCGCCATCCCATTCATGATTCCCAGGGACTTGAATGGTCCCGCGTACGCGTCGAACGTCGACTGGATGTCCTGCATCAGCCCTTGGCTGGGATGACCCGCGAGTGCGTTGGCGTCGGTGCGGTTGATCGCGTTCGGGTTGCCGCCGCTTTCGAACATGATCCGGCGCAGCACGCCGGCCGCGAGGGACAGGGGCTGGCCGAGCATCGTCAAAACCTGACTGACCTGCGGCATCCACTCCATCGCACCGCCGCCACCATTACCGCCGCCGCCACCACCGCCGGTGAACAGCGACCCGAATGCTTTACCGAGATTCCCGGCGCCACCGAGGACTTTCCCGAGGAGTCCGCTGCCCTGCGATCCGAGCCATCCGAGGACGCCGCCGATACCGCCCTTGACGTCCCCGAAGATCTTGCCGAGCAGCTTCGGAACCTGATCCTTGTTCTTGATGATGCCTTGGATCAGGCCGCCGATGATGTGCCCACCGAGTCCGGCCATGAGGGTCGACGGCGACTTGATCCCGAAGAAGTTCTTCACGGCTTGGATGATGAGGCCACCAACAGCCTTGATCGCGTCGAAGATCTTGCCGGGGGCTGCCCGCAGCCCCTGCAGCAGGCCATCGGTGAGCTTCCCGCCTTCTCGCACGAGCGCCAGCGCAGCACCGGGAATCCACTTCACCAGCGCGAGCGCCCACTTACCAACCTCTCCGACGATCTTCGGCAGAGCCGTCGTACCGAGCCAGTAGAAGAGCTTCACCCCGAGCTTGACCAACTCCGCGATCAGGCTCACCGCGGCAGGACCGACCCAGCGGAAAAACTCGCCCGCCCACGTCGCCAAATGGAGGACGATCGACGGCAGCGCGGTGTTCCACATCCACAGCGTGAACCTGTTCAGCAGCTTGCCCAACTCGACGAGCAGGTTCAGCGCGGCAGGACCAACCCACTCGATGAATGCAACCGCCCACTTGGCGAGCTGCTTACCGATCGCAGGTAGCGCGACACCGTAGAGCCACAGATCGAACTTGAGGAGGAGCTTGCCTATCTCAACCAGGAGGTGCAGCGCAGCCGGGCCGACCCAGGCGATGAACTCCTTGCCCCACTCAAGGAGTTTCGCCTTGATGACCGGGACCGCTTTGCTGATGTCCTCTCCGAGCTTCGTGACCAGCCCGGAGATTCCACCTTTCTGGAACGCTGTGACCAGGCCCTTGATGGTCTTCGTGATCCCGTCGATGGCGTCCTTGAAGCCCTGAAAGTGCTTGTAGGCATAGATGGCCCCGGCGACCAGGAGCGCGATGGCAGCCATCACAGCAAGGATCGGCCACGCAGCCGCGACCGCCGACGCGGCAAACGCCACCATCGCGGCGACCATCACGCCGCCGATCACCGCAGCCAGCGCCTCGGCGACACCCCGGTGTTTCTCCAGCCAGCCGACCACGTCCATGACGACGGGGATGACCTTCTCCCCGATCATCACCATCACGTCGGAGAACGCTGCTTTCAGCGTCTTCAGTTGGCCGCCGAGGGTTTCCGACGCGGCCTTCGCCGCGGACTGGGCGGCGCCGTGCTGGGTCACTGCCTTGGTCGCCTTCGCGTAGCCGTCGACACCGGCCAGGATCGTCGAGTTCAGTGCTTTCCCCGCGAGCGATCCAAACAGCGCCTTCTCAGTCGAGAGCCGCTGCTGGTCGGTCATGCCCTTCAGCTTCGGCGTCAACTGGGCGAGGACGCCTTGCATCCCGACGAACTTGCCCGACGCATCGAACACGTGGACGCCTAGCGTCTTCAGCTCAGCCGACGTTGCCTTCGACCCGCCTAGCAGCGTCGTTAGCCCGGAGTTGACCACCAAGACGCCCTTGGACCCGGAGATCCCGTGGTTGGCCAGGTCGACCATCAGCCCAGCCGTGTCTTTCAGCGTTGGCGATGCAATACCCAACTTGCCGTGCAGCTTGTCCACCGTCGAAGTCAAGGTATCGAGGTTGATGTTCGTCAGCCTCGACGCGTTGAAGAGGATATTGGAGGCGCCGGATGCGTCCCCGAGCTTCATGCCATAGTTCTGCATCACCGCAGCCAAGTCGGCGGTGGTGTTCGACAGGGGCAGCCCGGACGCTTCCGCGAGAGTGGTGGATGCGGCCATGATCTTCATCGCATCCGACGCGGTCAGGGTGTGACCGGCGAGGGTCTGTACGACCCCGGCGATAGGGGCGAACGCGTCAGCCATCGCCTTACCTGAGAAGGTGGAGTGGCCTGCGGTCTTGAGGAATGCGTCGCCGATGCCGACGGCGGCCTTCTGTGTGATATTGGCGTTGCCCTGAATCTTCGCCGTCGTCTCCTGCATATCCGCGGCCATCTTGGCCGCGACGACAGTCAGGGCAGCCCCCGCCAGGGCGATGACGCCGCCGAACTTGGAGAACTTCGATCCGAGATTCTCGGTCTCTTTCCCGGCCGCACCAGCCTCTTTGCCGACCCGCTGGAACGTCGCCGACGCGTTATCAGTCGCGATCAGGTCCCAGACGAGCGCGAGGGGTCCGGCCATCAGGGCACCTGAATCTGGGCTGCGACACGTTCCATCGCGGCCGTCAGCTCGGGTTGCACGTCAGGGGCTCCATTCGCGAGCGTCTTGGACCACCAGCCCTTAGCGGCCGGGATCTGCTGGGTAGGCCACTTCCTGTCGCGGTGACCGAAGACCGGATGACGCACGAACCCCGAGTCGGTCTGCTTCGTGTCCGGCGCGTCCGTGGTCAGGCGCACACCCGCAGTGCGGGCACCCGTGCGGACCTGAACCTTGACCTTCTGGCCGGCGACCTGCTCATTCAGCCCGCCCCGCTTGGGCAGCTGGTTGCGGGCGGCCTCAGCGACGGCCTTGACCAGCGGATCGGCGCCAGACTTCAACCCGCGCAGGAGTTCGGTGCGCAACGTCTTGTCACCGGCGACCTTCAACCGCACCGCGAGCGCGGCGAGCTGGGCCGAACCCGTGCCAGCGACAACAGCCATCAGCCAACCCCCAATTCCCGCAGCAGTCGTGCGTTCGGTGACTCAGGGACAGGCGCAGCGACCAGCGCCGCGTCGAACTGGGCACGCTTCTCGTCGCAGTCCGGCTCTTCAACGTCCTCAGCGCCAGCCGCTCGCAGTACCGCAGTGACGTGCCGTTCGGTGAGGGTCCGTCGCTCGAGCTGCTCGACGAGCAGGACATACGCGGTGTCGCACAGGTCGAGCAGGCTCACCCGGCCCGCGTGTGCAGCACCGCCAACTGCAGGTCGGGTCGGCCACGCAGCAGATCCAAACCCTTGTCTGCGGAGCTCGACGCGACACTCGGCGCGATGATCGTTTGCCCAGCCGAGGAGTCGGCGGGCAGCGAAGTAGGGCGCTCCGTCACCTGATTCGCAGCCGCATCCAGGACGGCGATCAGATCGTCAGACGTCGGCCGATTCTTCCGCGCCGACGCGAGGAATCGCTGCAGATCGGCCTCGACGATGCACGTCTTGATGAGGCGCAGCATCGCGGCCATCGCGGCCATGCCGTTCTGCTCGATGCCACTGTCGGCGGCCTCCGCGAACTCCATGAGAGCGAATTCGGACATGCCCGCATTGAGGCCGTACGACTCGCCGAAGAACTCGACGGACGCCATCAGGCGCGCGCCGCACCGGCGGTCCACATGGACCACGGCTGAGTGGAGGCGGGCTTCTCCAACATGCCCGTCCACGGGATGCTGGCGGTGGCCGGCGCCTTGTTGAACGACATCTTCAGGCTGCCGGAGTTGAACACCTGGTAGGCGATCCACCGGAACGTGTTGTCGAGGGATTCGAAGCCGAGCATGGCGCGGACCTCGGTGCCGATCACGGGCGGATCCAACTGCGTGATCGTGGTCGCAGTGGTACCGGTCACGGTCAGGGTCGCACCGTTGAACGCACGGGCGAGGTTGGTCGCCGTCACGCTCAGCAAGTTGAACGAGATCGTCCCGGTGCGCGCGGTGGTCCGGTAGGTGATCGGGTCGATCATCTCGGCAGCGTCGATCGGGCTGACGGTCGTGTTCGGGTCGAAATCCGTCCCGGACACCGTCATGCCGAGCGGGATCCACGCGACCGGCCACGTGTCGGAGAACGCCGACGCGGTCGAGACGGCGGTGGGCAGCGCGGTACCCAACGGTGCCCAGTACAGGTATCCGGGGTCGGTGAGGAGCTCCGGGAGAACGAGAGCGGGGTTTGCCATGACAGGTCAGCCTTCCGTGGTGGTGGTGGTGGTGGGTGCTGGGTCGCTGGCCTTGACCACGCCCCGCGTGAGGTAGTCGTGACGCTCGACGTTCGACGCGGGCACCGGATCGCCCACGTTGTATGCGCGGGCACCATCGACGAGGATCGTCGCGGTGGCCACGTAGGCCGCGTACTCGGCTGCTTGTGCGGCAGCGAAGTCCTCAACATCCGACATTGCGTGGTCCTCTCTAGGTGACCGTTTGGTACAGCAGGGTGATCACGAGCGATTGGGCTGTGCCGTTCGCGTTCTGCGCCGACAGAACCTCGTATCCAAGTTCTGACGTGCCGGCAGGGGACAAGACGCCGAGGGTGCGATCCGCACGCACCGCGGCATCAATGGCGTTGTATAGAGCAAATACGCGGGCGCGCATCCCAGCCACGTCCGAGTCGCCGGTCTCGCAGTTGAGTTGGCTGCGGACGGTGCCTATCTCGACATACTGGAACCCGTTTGGATCCTGCGTCGTGTTACCCGTTCCCGCCTGGTCGTCGGCCACGTATCCGACCGTGATGTAGTCGGTGGGGACGTCAGCGGAGATAAGCGGGCCGTCGATGACAGTCACCCCGGACCACCCGGACAGCGTGGGCAGTAAAGCGAGCAAGCGGGCCACGATGAGCGGCCATTGAGCGGCCATCAGGCGAGGCCGGGGGCACGAGTGGAGTCCGCGCACAGTTCGACCACGGCACGGGGAACAGCGAACCCCGCCGGGGATGTAGTCATGTTCGGGTCAGGTGCGGCCAGCACGTTCGGGCGGAACGACTGCTGCTCCTGGCTCCACAGGTGGCGGATCAACCGTCGTGTCGCGAGGAGAATGTTGCCGCTGATCGCGGCACGCCCCGACACGTAGGTGATCTGAATGTTGCGTTTCCCGCTGGCAAAGTTGATCGCCGCACCGATCGCACGCCGCGTCACGATCCCGGTCACCAGATCCACGGTGAACCCGAACGCGTCGAGGCCACTACCGGAGAAAATGTCCTGCTGTGTCAGCGGACGCGTGTAGTTGCTGCCATAGGTCTCGATGATGCCCGTGACGCTGACGATCGGGGACCACAGGAGGTTGATCTGCGAGACGCCGCCGTCGTAGGACTCGACCCGCGTCTGGCGTAGGAGCGGGCCGCAGATGTCTTCCATGATCGGGGTCGCGGCTTCGATGACGGAGCGAATGTCCTCGTCCTTGGCCGTTCCTGTGACGCCCAGTCCCGCCTTGGCCTCAGCGAGGCTGATGAGCATCCGGCCGGGCGTCAGGACGTTGAAATCGTCATCCCCGGCGCAGGCATTGGTACCGGTGGCGACCCAGAGGACCGTGTGACGACCCGCCATCGTCGTCGGGTAGGTCGCCGTGTAGGTGCCCATCACCGCGTTCGTCACGGCAGGGGTCACGGTCGTCAGGTCGGGGAGGGTGACGGTGACGGTGCAGGCCGTCGCGTTCGCTGGGGCACCCCCGGCGTCAGTGACAGCGAAGGTCAGCTGGTAGACGTCGCCGACGTCAATCGCCATCAGCGGGTCTCCTTCTCAGCCTTCGGGCCGACCATGCGGTCGAGCAGCGCACGGATGGCCTGCTGCCGGGGCACGTCACGGGCCTTGATCGCGGCGGCGAGCTCCTGTCGTAGTTCCTCGATGCTCACGTCGCCTCCCTGCTCGCTAAGTGGTGCGCCTCGGTGAGCCAGAACCGTTTACGGTGCGGCAGGGTCGCGCCCGTGTGCGCGTGAATGGGGAAGCCCAGTTCGATCGCGCGAGCGCAAAAGAAGTGGTCCTCGGAGAACCAGGCGCCGTTGACGGGCATGTCCCGAAACCAGCACCACTGCTTGCCCTCATGCGGCGACGCTTCGACCTGGAACGCCTCGAACACGCTGCGGTGGATCAGCAGGCAGCCCGTGCCCGCCGAATCGACCTTGATGACCTTGTCGGGCGGATAATCGGTGATCGACCGGAACGTGGTCGTGTCAGGGACCCGGCGGAAGATCAACGGGACCGCGGTCGGATAGAACTCGCCCGGCCATGCCCCGAAATACAAGCCCGCCACGATCGGCCGAGCCTTGTCGTGTGCCGCGGCGACGAGCTTGTCGAACGCCTCCAACGACAGTTGCTCATCGGAGTCGATCATCAGCAGCCATTCCGCGGTGCTGGTCGTCATGAACCGATCTACGAGCTCGTTGCGGCCGCGACTGAGCAAACCGCCCGCTTCGACCCGCATGAGCGCGTCGATCCGGTCCATCCGGTTCGCGTAGACGTTCGCGATGGACAGGGCGAACATTCCGTCTACTACGCCGGGGTCGATCCAGCCGATCGAGACCTGGTCTTTGGTTCTCATCGGGTCTTCCTGAACCAGACCTGCAAAGGGCTCTGGCCGGGCATCTGCGGGTTGTCGAGCGTTTCCAGCCGGTCGCTGTAGAGGTCAGCCACCACGTCGATCGCCGGGCTGGGATCGTGCAGGCGGCCCTTGCCGGACTTCCACAGGTAGTCGTCGAACGCGATCAGGCCGCCGACCTTCAGCAACTCGTAGGCGTGGACCGCGTCGGACAGGACGCCGACCGCTGTGTGGTCCCCGTCGATGTAGATGAAGTCGAAGAGCCCGAAGAGTCCTTCAAGAGCTGCTCTCGATCGGAAGAAGGACGAACTTGATCCCTTGAACTTACGCAGACGCCCAGACTCGACTAGCCCCGACGTGTGTTCGTCATAGACCCGTTCGACGTCCGCGAAGTCGAGGGCTTCGTGCGCCTGCTCATCCGAGCCCGTCCACGTATCAACGTCGACGAGCGTCGCATTCGGGCCGGTCAGGATGTGCTCGAACAGCCATACCGATGCGTCACCCGTGAACGCCCCGATCTGCAAGAACCGCCGACCAGCACGGCCCGCGAGCGGCGACAGGTGATGGGCGAAGAAACGGTCCGCGTAGCAGCCGAACCAGTTGGGATAGGTGCTCATGCTGACACCCGGCTTCGTTCCAGGTACTCGGCTGCGGCCCTGAGCATCCTGGGATCGTCGTTGAACATTCCGATCCCGACGTTGTGCTGGCCGCAGAGCAGGCCACGGATACAGGCGCCGCAACTGTTGTTGCCTGGACAGCATGCGTGGTCGTGGTCGACGTGCAGGCGGCGGCCGTTCTCGTTGACTGAAACAGTGCAACCGTCTACCGCACAGGCGCCACCCTGTGTTGCAAGGATTCGGTCATAGTCAGCGACCGACAGGCCCCACTTACGGAGACGCTGAGTTGCGCCGGTTTTGTTGTAATTGAACAGCTCTCGGCACCTAATCGAGCAGTATATAGCGTCCGTTCGCGCCGAATCAGAGACCAGTTCGCCACATTGTGCGCACGATCGAGCCATTCGCACAATCCCCGCAGCGGCCTGGTTACTTAGATACAGCGCTCGCCCCTGACAACTGCGCGAGCAGAACCGACTAGGACGCCCTTTGCCGACATGGCGCATGTATTCGATTCCACAACACTGGCACGTATTCATTGTTTCCTCCTGGGGATGCGGACGGCCCCAAGCCAGGAGACTCAGGGCCGTCCTAGCCGCGTTAATTAGACGCGGATTCCTGCCTGATAAGCCGGTCCGGTTTATCAGAAACCGTTACCTAAGGCGTGACAAGTCCTGTCCCGCGAATCGACCCGACCGCCCCGGTATAACGGTTCGCAATCAGACCCATGTATCCCAAGATGCGGAAAAGCACCGAAGCGTTGTCCGCGTACGTTGCCGTGAAGCTTTCGGTCTGCACTGCCGACTCGTAGAGCCACACCTCGTCCCGCTTCAGGACGTAGATCTCGTCCTGGTTGGTGGCCGAGTTGGCCGCACCCGAGATGTTCGGGTCCGTGTACACCGGGTACGAGCCGAAGTAGCCGGCCAGACCCTGTGCGACCTGCACGCCGGTGGTGCCGAGCGGGTTGAAGTTCGCCCCGTTCGGGATGACCAGCGGACGGCCAGCGGTGTCGACGGAACCGACGACCCACGCCCACCGGGCGGGGGACATGACGATCGCGTCGGGCACCTCGAAGATCGCCGTCTGCACAGCCGCCGCAGCCTTCGCGATCGCGTAGTACAGGCTGTTCGCGTTCGTCACAGACGACGGCGCCGGGGCCGCGGAGGTGAACGCCGTGTTCGCGGCGACACCAACGAGACCGGAAACCTCGCCACCCGAACCCGCCCCGTACAGCACCTGCGTGTCGACCTGGATGGCGTACGCCTTGGCGAGGTCACCGAGGATGACCCGGTCGAAGGGGATCCCGGACTGCTGGAGCAGCTGCATGGAGATGATCTGCTTGCCGCCGACGGTGGTGATGCCGGTGGACACGCTCGTCGTGGTCATCGCCGTGTCGGACAGTGCCGTGTTCTGGGTGGCCTGAACCGCAACCGACGCTCCCGTGGAAACCTTCGGGAGGTTGATCGAGGAGACACCCGAGGGCAGCACCTCGGACTGGACCAGGTTCGCGGTGACCCGACCCGCACGGGCCAGGGCGATGAAGTTCTCGACCTGCCACAGCGGCGGTGCGAATGCGCCACCGGAGCCGGTGGCGGTCGTCATGTCCCCGGCGCGGGTCTCCTGCGCGCGGGCCAGACGGCCACGAGCCTCGGTGACGGAGCCGTTGCCGATGCTCGTGTTGAGCTGAGACATGGCGAGGTCGCGGAAGAACGACGTGGTGTGGTCGCCCTGCCGGTAGACCGGGTTCGGTTCGTGGGTGACACCGTCACCGACCGGCACGAGGCCGGTCTCGACCCGGTGCGCGGCGGCGCGATCCTCGCGGGCCTCGAGCTCGACGAGCTCGGTCTCGCGTTCGTCGAGGGCCTTGATCCGTACGATCCCGGCGTCGAACTCGGTGTTCTCGGCGTCGGTCATGGCGCGGGCTTCGCCCTTGTCGTCGACTGCGCCCTTGTTGAGAGCTTCGAGGTGGGCCTTGAGGGCCTTCCTTTGCGCCCTGACTGCTTCAAGCATGATGGTGCCTTCCTGTGAGGAGGATTGGTGGTGTGTTCTGGCCTCTCCGCAGGCATCGGCGAGTCACCAGCGGGCGCCGTTGCGGGGCGCGTCTGGTGCGTCGGTATGTCTGGTGAGCGGGAAGTGCTGGTACTTCAGCCGATGAGCGCGAGGATGCGCTCACGGAGTTCGTGGTAGGCGACCGCGGACGCCATGCCGGGCATCGGCGCGTCGTCGGTTTCGTCGTCGGGGTTCGGAATGTTCAGGGCCTCGGCGATGTCCTCTTGCGCTTCGTCGACGATCAGGTCGACCGCGGTGAAGTAGGCGAGGGCACGGGTCAGGACCGAGGCGATGTCCTCGGCGGATGCGCTACGGAACTCGAGCGAGCGCAGCGCGGAGGCGATGGCGTCGACCGCGATCCCGGCACCGCGCAGCGCGGCCATCGCGCCCTTGTTCGCCGGGTAGGTGACCACGGACACGTCACCATCGGCGAGGTCGAGGGCGCGCAAGGTCCGCTTGCTCATGTCCTTGGACCACTCGTCTTCGTTCGTGCGGAATCCGAAGGACATCTGGTTCAGGTCACCGCGGCGCATCTTGGGCGCGATGCGCGCCACGTCGGGATCCGTTGGGTCGAGGTTGGCACTCACCCGCAGGCCGCGGCTGTCCGTGTCCAGGGTGAGCGTCCCTGAGGCGGTACGGGCCAACGGAAGGTCGCCATGGTTGATGAGCAGGCGCACATCGGGCTTGGTGCCCAGTGTGCGGGCGAATGCGCCCCGGTCGACGGTCTCGGTGTACCAGCCCATGTCGTAGGGCTCGTCGAAGGTGGACGCATACCCGGACAGGGTCAGGGAGTCGCTTTCTTCGCGGATCTCCAAGCTCTCGACGGCCATCCGGCGCTCGTGCAGTCCGAAATTGCTCATGGTGTGGGGTCTCCTTCGGTGTCGCCTCGGGCGATGAGGACTTGAGCACCGGAAACGATCAAAACCTTGACGCCCTTAGGTAGGACAGCCATGGCCTTCTTCTTGATGACTTCCGCTATCTCCATCGACACTTCACGGTTCGGATAGTTGAGGATCACCGTGTCGCCGGTGCGAGCGACGTAGGCCTCAAGAGCGTCGAGTTCAAAGCTCATGGTGTCGGGTCTCCTTGCGTATCAACGGGGTCAGCGGCGGTCGAAGCGGCAGCCATCGCGCCCGGGAGCGCCTTCGGTAGCCCGGTCGGGCTGACGGCCAGCGGAACAATCTTCAGCCACGCCTTCTGCTCATCGGTCAACGGCGGCAGATCAGACCACGCACGAACCTCGTCCGGCGTCTGCTGCTTCGATGCGATCGCGATCGCACCGGCCTTCGTCCGTTCCGCAAGGTCAGTGCGGACCAGCACGGACGGGTCGAAGCGTGCATGGTGCTTTCCGGGCATCAGCGCGGAGATCGAGGCTTCGAGGCGGGTCAGCCACGGCTGGATCGAGTAGGTCAGGAAGTCGATGCCCTTCGACTCGATGTTCGCGTAGGTCATCGAGTTCCCCGCCTCGGCCGCGATCATCTCCGGGGGAACTTTGAAGATCCGGGCGATACCTGCGATACCCAGCTTCTGTGTAGCCAGGAACTGTGATTCTTCGGGGCTCACAGACAGGTTCTGGAACTTCAGGCCGGCGCCCAGCATCAACGGCTCACGGCCGTTCACGGACGACAGGAACCGTTCCTTGATCGTGCGCGCCTGCTCCTGGTTGATCGACTGGTCCGAGGTCAGGACACTCGACGGATGAGGTGCGTCTTGGAAGTAGCCGAGCGCGAACGTGCTGATCGCCTTGTCGGTGTTGATCTGGGTGGCCGCGTATTGGATCGGAGACAACCCGAAGGGGCGACCCGGCAGCCGGTACGCCTTCGTGTGCCACATCCGGTTATTGGGGATCACGCTGCCATTGGGGTTCTGGTACACCATCTTGCCGGTGGACCGATCCATGCGCGCCCGCAGGACGTCAGGGTCCATGATCTCGATCTCGTTCGGGTAGCCATCACGATCGAAGCCCAGAATGTGCCCGTAACTGTTGCCGCGGAGCATCATTGACACCACGATCATCGAGATCCAGTCAGGCATCAGCGCATCACTGGACGGGCGATCTAGCAGTGGTGGGTTCGGGGTCGGCACTCGGACGCCAGCACGCTTCGTGTAGGCGTCGAGAGACATCATGCTCACCGTGTCGGCGACGAGGAAGACGGACGCCCAGACGGCCGATGCCTGCATGGCCTGATCCATGCTCGGCGCCGCGTTGCTGCCACCGAACCCGGCAGCGCCAGGGAACGGCGGGATGATCGGCTCACCAGACCACGCGGCACGCACTGAGCGACGGAACAGGCTCACGCGGACAACACCCCGATCAAGACCAGAGCGATCCCAGCAGCGATCAGACCGGCGACAGGCAGCAGGATCGTCACACCCGCCACGATCAGCGCCATACCGGTGACCTCAAGGGCCGTCGTGATCCATTTGCGATACACGCGAACCCCTCTCACCACACGTTGTTCGCGGGGTCCATGGACTTGTCGAGCGCAGCGATCGCTGACCAGAGGGCCAACGTGGCGGCGTACAGGGTCGAGATGTCCTCACCGGACTTCTTGCGACCCCAACGCCATGCGCCTTCGCCGTCGTCGATGTTCTTCCGGGCGGACTCCAGCGCCATGGTCAGCTCAGACTGGCCGATGTGACGCAGGCCCTGCGTGGTCGCCTTGTCGTAGACCATGCCGCACGCTGCGGCGACGTCGCCGGTCTTGACGAACACCAGGTCGAAACCTGCCTGGACAAGCGCCGGGACCAGTGACTCAGCGGCCGAACCCGATGCGATGGTCAACGTCATCCCCGACCAGCGTTCGCGTAGCTCGACGCATCGGGGGACAACCCAGTCGACACCAGGCCGGTGATCGACCACACCCTTGGTCGAGGTGATCTCGATGTGCGGCAGACCGTCGGCACGGATGCCAGCGACACCGATCGCGGCCCACGACCGGGCCGGCGACACGTCCAAAGCGAAGCACGGAGCCGACACGATCTGACTCTTGAGGTCCAGGCACGACGCCCACGCCGCAGTCGGCACGACCATCTGGCCCGAAGCCTCATCCCACCACCCCAGCCGCTCGCGGCCGAACTCCTCAGGTGGCATCGCGCGACGCTCAGCAGTGATGTGCGCCACCGTCATCCGCTTCCCCAACGTCGGGTTCGCCATATACCAGAACGCGACGTTGTCGAGGGCGCAACCCGGCGTGTCCAGCGCGTGGTCGCAACCGGTCGACGCGCACGAATCCTGCGGTGCGCACCACTCCGCGTAAGCCATTCGCGGATCACCCTTGCGGCCACGGTCACGGATCGCCCGCAACACCGCCGCATCGGCGTTACCCGCGGACGAGCCGTACAGCACCTGCGGATCCGGTACCGCGGACAGCGTCGGCAACAACGCGCCCATGTGCTCAGGCTTCAGAGCGAACGCCTCGTCGAGGATCACCTTCGACCCAGTCAGGCCGCGCCCGCCGCCCTTCGTGCGGGCCTTGAAGATGAGCCGCGAACCGGAGTGAAGCTCGATCGCCTCGTCACCGTTGCCCCGATAGATGTTCTTCACCCGCTTCGCGAGCATCGGGGTACCCGCGATCAGCTGCTCCATGTCCCGGAACGCCTCCTGCGACGTGCGGAACTCGTGCGCCGACCACACGACCAGCCGCTGATCCGTGACGAACAACCACCCGAGCGTCGCCTGCTTGAACAGGCCAGTCTTCAAGTTCTGCCGGCACGCGATCACCGCAGTCTCGAACGCCGCGGACATGCCGCGCGAGTCCAGAGCGAAGATGTCATCGAGCAGCATCTGCTGCTCAGCGTCCGGCCCGAACCCGATCAGGTCGCACAACTCGCCAACCTCAGGCCCGAGGGTCCGTGTGTATGCCGGACCCGAGTAGAACGCCGGCCTAACCAGCAGATCGCTTGAGGTCACGTCGCGCCCTTATCTCGTCCAGCACATCGGCGGCCTTCTCCGCACCCTTCAGCGCGTCGACCATCGTCTCCCGCAACTGCTTGACCAGCGACGCCACCGAGGCGCCCGACTCGTGCGGCGAATCGATGCGCCCGGCCAGGGCGAGCGCGGCCTGACCGAGCATTGAGTCCAGACGGGCTGCCGCGGTGAGCTCACTGCGGACCGCGGCCGTCAGCGGCGCGTTTCCGAGTAGCAGTGGTGGCGGCGGCATCTCGGCAGGCTTGACGGGAGCACGTTGGGCGCGCTTACGACACGTGTCGTTGTGGTACTTCGAGTTAGGCCGCTTCGCGTCGTAGAGCACGCCGCACGATGCGCAGTTGCGTTGCATCGCTGGACCTCCCTCGCGCCTTCCTGCCCATGCGCCACTCGATGACCAAGCGGGCCGCCTTGCGTGAATTGCAGGAGCGGCAGGCAGGGACGAGGTTGCCCTCGTAGTTCGTGCCGCCCCGAACCAGCGGGATGACGTGATCGACGGTCGTAGCCAGCGCGTCGCAGTAAGCGCACGACTTGCCTTGCCGCATCCACCGCGCGAGCAGGTTCGACCGCTCGGAACTGCTGAGCCCGAGTGCGGACTTGGCGCGGTCACAGCGGCGTTGGTGCGGGCTATCCAGAGCGCGCACACGTTGCTGCTCACCTGCGCTTGCCCACGCGCACTTGCGACTGCAGCACTTGTTGCGCCCTACGAACTCCGTCGAACACCACGGACAGATCGTCAGACGAACTGCGGGACGGGGCCGTACGCTCCCCGGACGTGGCCCGTACGGCTGCGCCTCGATACCCCTGCATGTTCGGCAACGTGACTGGCCTTCAGGACGGGACCCTTCACCGCGCCACATCAGTTCACCGCAACGGTTGCATGGCACGTCAGGTCTGCGTGGCATTTCTTCTCCAAGGGATGCGAACGGCCCGACACCTTGGATGCCGGGCCGTTCTAACCCCGAGAGCAAGTCGGGGCTGCTTATGGGTAGCGGTCGGTCACGGGACCGACGCCGGTAGGGACAGAAGTTGTGAGCAGCGGGGTCTTTCGCCTGCCTATATATCCAGAAATCGAGCGAATCCAGCGCAAATCTGCACGAATCAGGCACCACCCCCACCCCACCCCCGTGGGGGGTCAGTTCGGGGGGTGTCTTGGCGGGGGGTGTCTACCCGTGCCATGGCAGGGGTTGGCATGGGTGGGCAGGGGTAGTGGCTAGGCGTAATCGAAGGCGTAACTTCAGGCGTAACTACACGCGTAACTCATGTGTGTGTCACCAGTCGCGTGATGCCCTGTTGCCACGTAGTTGGTTGCCTAACGTGGCACCAGCCGAGCGATTGCATGGTGAGCAGATGATCCTGTCGCCTGGTGTTGCGCCTCCACCGAGTACGACGGGCACGGTGTGGTCGCAGTCCATGCGTCGTGGGTCAGTCATCCACCCGTCACATCTGTGTGTGCACCCTGCCATGCCACATGGGCAGTAGGTGTCGAGTGCTGAGGGTAGTAGTTGTTTGCGCCGCTTCTGCTGCCTGTTGGGGTCAGTGCGTAGACGTGCTGGCATCGGTACTCGAGCCACGGGTGAACTCAGCAAGCGGCAGTGTCCCCCACCCGTGGCAGTCAGGGCAGAACGGGTATGGCGTCACGTCGCCCGCGATCGTTCCCCACCCGTAGCAGGTCGGACACTGATCGGGCGACGGCGGAAGGCTGATCCCGAGGCGTTTCGATGGATCGGGGTCACGCTTCTCCGCAAAGCGGTTCCGTTCATCGAGCTCGCTCATTCCGCCATCCTACTTCTCACCAGACGCGCAGGCATGGCTATTCCGCGACCTGGATTATCCAGGGTTGTTCGTAGGTGGGGTTGTCGGGGCGTCCAACAGGCGCGTCTTCCAGGGTTCCTGTCATAGCGAGGAAGGGCAGGTTGCGCTTCACGCAGTCGGCGCACCATATGTCACCGTGCCACGCGTACAGCGTGACGTCTTCGCGATTGCAGTATTCGCACATCTCGCTCACGCTGTGCGTCCTACCGCTGCATCGCTGGGATCAACAACGTCAGCACCCACGCGAGTAGGCCGAGGGCGACCCAGTTGAAGCGCGGCACGCCGATCGCGGCGAGAATGAAGAAGATCGCACCCAGGATCAAGAGCACAACGGTGAGCATGTCGTCTCCTCCACGAGTAGAGCGACTGCTACCCGGTGGGCATGCAGTCGCTCGGCGGTTCTTATTCAACACCCTGCGTCAAGCCGCGTCGACCTCGACACGCCGCGCCACACTGAGCCTGCGGACGTCGTGCCAGCAGACGAGCAGCGTCCCGTTCATCAGGCACAGCGACGCGGCCTGCCCTCGCCGCATCCACGTCCGAACGGTCTGGTCGGGACAGCCGAACTTCCGCGCCGCTACTGCGGGCGGCACCCACGGGCTGAGCTCGAAGATCCTCACTTCGGCGACGTGAACGTGATGGCGTATCCCGACGACGTTGTCGCTGTTGGCCATGGCAGGAACTCGACCGGTTGACCATCGAGGGTGACCGTCATGGTTGCGTCGGCCAGGTTCGCCGCAGTCCATGGGGCTCGCGTTTCAGTGCGTGGTTCGTCCTCACCATCAGCAACGCATTGGTCCCGCCAAGCGCTCACGCTGTCCCCCGTTTCTGAGCCTGCATCTGGTGCTCCTCGACGGCGAGGTAGTAGTCGCTCTCAGTGTAGGTCCGCCTGCACCCGAGGCACGTCCAGTCGTCCTCGAGGCCCGAGGCTGTCCACCTGCGCGCGAGCCGTTCACCACAGTCGATGCACCCGCAGTTCGCGAACACGGGCCGATCCACCGTGCCTAGCGCCCGCTCAACGTGCCCGCGCAATCGACGCATGTCCCCAGCGAACTCGTCGAACGCGGGGTGTTCCGCTGCCGCCCAGCCGAGGTTGGTGTGGAGGTAGCTCGTGACGTTGCTGATGGTCGCCTTCGTCTGTGCCGCTGCAATCCCGCGAGTGAACCGCCAGTCCGCTTCCCAGCGTTCTAACTCGAAGAGGATCGACGGGGTGTCGGCGGGCAGTTGGTCCTGCGCGTGGTCAGGGCCTTGCCAGAACCAGCGCTCACCTGCGCACGTCAGGGTCGGTAGCCCGTTGTCGTCGAGGACGCGGAACCCTTCATCGTTGCGCTTCTCGCACTCCATCGAATGCCAGTGGTAGACGTACTTGCCGAGCTTCTGGCTAGCGCCCATCGACCCGTACCCGATGAGGCTGAGCACGTCGCCGCCCATCAGCGGCGTCTCGGCGTCGCGTGAGCCACCCTCGCCGGCGCCGGGTGATCGCGTCGCGTAGGCGTGGAGGTGCATCGGCAGGAGCGCGTAGCCGTCAACGATGGCGTTGAGGTCGATGCGGGTCCTGTTCAAGCAACCGGTGCACGTCTGCCGCTGCGTGATCGCGAGCTCGGTTTCCTGGCAGACGATGCACAGCCGGATCGGCGGGCCTTCGTCGCTCACTTGTCCCCCTGGTTGTTGGTGGCGAGGATCTGGCCGATGATGACGAGGGCCTGTTGCTCGGTGAATCCCTCGGCCATGAGCGCGAGGAACACCTGCCGTAGCGCGTTCGCCATCTGCCTGATGTCGGCTGCCGGTTCGATCGGGGCGGGCATCACTCGTCCTCCGTCTTGGCGGCCAACTGTGCGGCCAGTCGGCGTGCGATCTCACACCGCGCCTTGATCCGCCTGCGCGTCCTGGCGACGTCGAGCAGCCACCATCGGAGCCGCCGGGCAGTCGACACATAAGCGGTCACGGGGTCGGCCTGCGCATCTCGCCGAGTCGTTCCTGGGCTTGCGCGGCGACGGCTTCGCGCAGGCTCGGTTCGCCTGGTAGCCGCGTCTTGGCGTCGATGTCGTCCAGCAGGTTCACGAGACGTTGCTTGAGTTCAGCTTCGCGCTGGGCGATGGTCGGGTGCCCGCTCTGCTTGCCGCCGCAGGAACAGCGCACACCGCACAGACGCAGGCTGCACGTCTCGTCTTTGTCGCTCATCCCTGCCTCCGCTCGGGCCCGTCGTCGGGCTTGCCGTCGAGGACGTCGCGGAGCGCATCCGCTTCGGTCGATTCGCGACCGTCGAGCGAGTGGTGGACGTACCAGAACACGACCCGCCCGTCGTTCGTCTTGTGCGCCTGTTCGGTTGGTCCACAGACGCATTCGCCGTCGCTGATCGTGTCGTGCGCGACGAGGTCGTCCTGCGGTGTGACGTGCACGGCGGCGCTCATTCCTGCGCCCCGTCGATCATGGCTTGGACGTCGCCCTCAGGGTCGGCTGTGGCGTTGTCGTGGTTGCGCCGGATCACGTCGGGTGTGGTGAGCGCCCACAGCCGTCCTGACGGGTTGAAGTCATCGGGGTGGCTTCCGGTGCCCGGTGTGGTGCGTTCGGCCGTCCTGGACGGCAAAGAATCGCCGCTGGGGGCATCCCCGCCGGGCCATGGTGGTTCACCAACGCAGCCACCGTCGATCCACTCACGGAGTGCGAGGAGGTCGCAGGTCGTCGGACCGTCGCTGCCGACGTCGAGGACGAGGGTCAACCACGTGCTGAGCACGCTGCGGATCGCGTCGACAGCGAGTGCGGCCGGGTAGATGACCTCCGACCGGGGCGTGTCGGCGAGCTTTCCGCGCAGCCGCCGCATTTCCTCGATGAGCTGCTGCGTGGTGCACGGCCACAGCTGGCCGCACCCGGCGCATTTCCACTCCCGCTCCGCTTCGTCAGCCAGGTAGTTCCGGTAGTGGCCTTCGACCTCGTTGATGATGCTGGCATCGTTCATGGCGTCGTTCCTTCCTTCGCTGCGGCGGTGGCGAGTTCGGCTTCCATGCGGGCTCGTGCGCCGCGTGCAGCCTCGGCGCGGGATGCGGCGAGGAGGTCGTAGATGTTCTCCGCTGGTGCCGGCTTGGCGACGTAGCCGGGGCAGCCGATCCACGGGTGACGGCGCTTCGGCTTGTAACACTCGACGCACAGGGTGCGGACGTCCTCGTTCGACGGATGCCGGTCGGCTTCGGTTTCTGTGGTCTTGCCGATGCGCCAGTGCGATCCGTCGAGGGCGATGATCGCGGGCGTCCGGTTGTCGAGGTTCGCGGCGGCGGCCAGGGCTGCGAGTGCGAGCCGGGCCGGTTGTGCGTCCCGGCGTTTGGCGAGCGCAGCGAGGATGCCGTGCTGGTCCCAGGTGGGTCTGATCTGGTGGACCCAGTCGGCGATGACGCGCACGTCGTCCTGTGAGGTTCGTTGGTCATTCATGGCTTTCCTCCGCTCGGTACAGGCTGTAGATGAATGACTTCAGAACCATCGTTCTTAGTACTTTCCCTTCCCTTCCCTTCCCTTCCCTTCCGCGCACGCGCGCGAGGCCGTGGAATCGTTCGGGAGAGATTCGCGAGCGGCTCCGGAATCATTCGGGAATCTCTCCGTCCTTGTCGTGTATCGGGCAGGGTGGGATTCGTGAAGCTGTCGGGTGCGCGACGCGCTGGTGTTCGGACCACGACGTGATGTGCATGTAGTCGTGACCTTCAACGGCGTAACAGCAAAGTGGCCCGCTGGCGACGAACAGTTCGAGTTGGCTGATGATCTTGCGGACGGTCATCTTGTCGTCGAGCGGGTAGATCTCGGCCTTGATAAGTCGGGGCTCGTCGAGGCCGCGCCCGTAGTCGTCGAGGTAGGTGAACAGGCCGGCGAACGTCCACCGGACGTCGATCGGCCACGCGCAGACCGTCAAACTGCTGAACATCGACGGCTTTATCGTGCGGATGCGTGCCATTAGTCGGCTGCTTTCAGCGTGACGTAGCGGTCGTCGGGGTGTACTTCGGCGTCGTCGTCTCGGGCTCGTGGTCGCTTGACGGGGACCATGACTTGCCCGATTGGGTCGACGAGGGTGCCGGCGTAGGCGTCGCCGGTCCCTGCGTCGGTGCAGGTGCAGTCGTCGCACGGGACGGTCTGCCCGGTGTAGAAGCACGCGCGGGTCATGCTGGCTCTCCGAAGTCGAGGACGCCTTGCGAGAGTCGTTTTGCCGCGATCTCGCAGTACCGCTCGTCTGCCTCGATACCGATCGCGTGACGCCCGGTGACGGCAGCGGCGGTCAGTGTCGATCCGGACCCGGCGAACGGATCGAGGACCAGTCCGCCGAGCGGAGAGACGACCGACAAGAGGCGTTGCAAGAGCGCCGTCGGCTTCTCCGTCGGGTGGTCACCACCGCGGATCGACGGGTACCGCAGCACATTCGGGGTGTCACGCCGCAGCGGATCCGTCGGCGTGCCTGCGCTCATATGCGCGATGAACTCGTGTTGGTTGCGGAAGATCGCACCCATGCCCATCTTGCACTTGTCCCAGACGAGTGTCGGGTGTTGTCGCAGGTCCGCAGTCTCGAGCGCAGCGCCGAGGTTGGCTGACATGCGCCAGTCGATAAAGCAGAGGACGTGCCCGCCCGGACGGAGCACGCGCCGCCACTGCACGCCGCACTCACGTAGCAGATAGATGAAGCCGGGCGTGCTCATCGCGTCGCCGCGAATCCAGTCCTCGTCCTCCATCGTGCGTGTCATCGACTTCCGGAGACTCTTGGAGTTCTCGCGGCGGCCACCACTGCTGTACGGCGGATCTGTGAGCACCGTGTCGACGCTGAGATCACCGAGGCTTTCCATGACCTGCAAGCAGTCACCCAGGTGCAGCGTCACCCACTCGTCCTGGTAGTACACGCTCACGTCGCAACCCTGCGTGGCCGTCCGTGGCCTTCCATGTCGGCGTTGAGTGCATCTCGGCGTTCGGCGCACTCCGGTGTGTCGGTGCTGGCGTTCGCCTTCCACGTCTTCATGTAGTCGCTAGGCCGTCGCTTCCCGAGCAACTTCGCCCGTTCCGCCGCTGTGAGTCCGCCGCAAATGAGGGTGACCGCCGCGCCCGGTTTGGCCTCGTACCGCAGCGTCGCCTCAAGGCATTCCGCGATGACGGGGCAGCTGTGGCAGAGGGCGAGGCAGTCGCGCTGCGCCTGCCGGTCGCCCGTGTCGGCCAGCTCATAGAGGTCGTAGAGCCCGGCGCAGGCCGCTCGCGTCCACAGTGACGTGTCGGCGGTCACGCGGCAGCCACCACCATCAAGTGGTCTTGGAGCATGTGCCCAACGAATACGGTGTAGTCGGGTGGGATGCTCTCCGCGAGCTCGTGCCGGTTCATCCAGTCGATGCCCATCGCTTCTCGGGCGAGCGCGATCGGTGAGCAATGTCCCGATACGCTGATGATTTCACCAGGCCGCCAGTGTCCGGCACGCCCGCCGGGGGTCAGGTGCCTCGGGTGCTTCGGCTGCCCGATGTCGAAGTTCGCCTCGAACACGCGGTGCCGGTAGAGCTTGAGACCGAACATGCGCCCGCAGAGCGTCACGTCGGGACGTAGCGGTGCGCCGGGGACGTTCTCGAGGACGTAGGGCAGGCCGGTCAGGTCGAGGAGCGCACGTGTCGGTGCGATGAGATCCGGGTACTTCTCGGCGATCTCAGGACGGCACTTCGACATCTGCGACCACCGCTGGCACGGCGGCGATGCGTGGACCACGTCGTACTCCTGCCAGTGTTCGGCGAGGTAGTGGATAGCGTCGGCTTGGATGAAGCGGAACGGGTAGTGCGGCTGCGGAAACAGGTCGACGCCGGTGACGTCGAAGCCCGCATGGTGGTAGCCCATCGACGCGCCACCGGCGCCAGCGAACAGGTCGAGCAGCCGGGGTTTCACAGCGGCACCGCCACGGGCTCGATGGCCACGTCCCACAGGTCGGGGTAGATGGCGTGGAGGTTGGCCATAAGATCGGGGCCAACCTGCCGGCGGAACCAGACGCCGACGCGGATTTGATTGCCGTCGATGATGTCGTGGACGGTGGCCTTGGCGAGGTCAAACGCAGCGTCGAGCATGACGCCGGCGAGGTCGTGGCAGGTGCATCCACACGTCGCCTCGTATGGCGGGTGGCCGTAGGTGCCGCTGCACTTGGCGTGTGACCATGCCGCCGCGCCGGTCGTACACCAGCCTGAGCGGTAGGTGGACGGCTTGGCTGGCTTCGTGGTGGTCATGCGGTCCACCCACGTTCGGCAGCGAGCTCGGGACGCCGCTTCACGACCAGCGACGGCGGTACCGACTTCCACACGCCGCCGTCCACACTCGTCGCACAGTCAGGACAGAGCATCCGGCACCAGTAGTTCCACTGCGAGCGGGGGATCTGTCGTCCCATGCGCCCCACAGCTACGCGCCAACAGGTGATCGTCGTGGTGGCGGCAACGAACCGGCCACACCAGCCGCAGCGCATCACAGCGGGTCTCCGTAGCCGGATTCACGGAGGCCCATCACGTAGTCCTTGAACAGGTAGCGGACGGGCATGTGCTGGTGGTCGGAGCGGCGTACCCGGCAGATGGCCCACCAGTCGCCCGCCGTCGCCTTGCCCTTGCGCTTGAGGACGAGCACACCCGCGGCGGCTTTCGCGTTGCGCTGCTCGATGTTCGTCTCCGCGAGCCACGCGTTCACGAGCCCGTCCGATGCCGTCTCAGCGGCTTTGCCCGCCTTGACCTCGATGACGACGCCAGGGATGCCGGTGATGTCGCCGAGGTCGGTGGAGCCGTGGAGTGCACGCCGCTCCGCGTTGCCGAACCCATTCTCGCGCAGGTACTTGACGACCGCGGACTCTGCCGCTGTGCCTGTCGCCTTGCTGCGGTTAACCATGGTCGCCACCCCATGCTGGGTCGGTCGTCGGGTCGAAGAGGGCCGACTCGTCGCCGGCGGGCGGATCCGCGTATTCGCTGCCTTGCGTGGTGGCTGCGGCTGTCCGTACCCGCTGCTGGAGGTCCGCGATGACGGCGAGCGCCTCGGCCTCAGTGACCTCCGAGCGTGATGCGATCGTCCGGCCGATGATGAAGGTGATCTCGTCGCGCTGGTGCTGTGCGTCTTCGATGTCGAGCTCACCGAACACGGCGAACATCTGCCGGCGGGTGCGGTCAGAGATACCGGGGTTGCTGGCTGGTGGTGTGACGGGGATGGCGCGGGTCTCAGCAACGCGCGCTTCGATCACTGGACGCATTCCAGCACTGGAAGCGCGCCACCATGTCCGGAGCGTTTCGGGGTCTGAGCACGCGGCAACCTGCTCGGCAGTGGGATCAGACTGGGCGGGCACAGGGTCGGCGAGCGGTTCGATGGTGAACATCGAGCGCTTGCCGCGGGTCACGGTGAGTGCGAGCGCGAAGCTCTTGTCGATGTGGCTGAGGTGGCTGATTCGGATGCCGCCGACTTCCATGCCACCGAAGCGGATAGTCGGGTCGCGGTAGAGCGTCATGCGGTGCCCCGTGTACGCGCTGGCTTCGACTCCCCAGGCTGACACCATGACTCGCCGCATGCTCTTGCTCGGCCTGAATGCGCGGCCGGGGAACTCGGTGAGGTGTACGTCGACCGGTTGCTCCGCGGACCCTGCGGAGACCTTGGCGATCGTCACGGTCACCGGCCCGCTGATGAGGTCGTCGGCGTTGAGCTGATCGCTCTTGGGGATGATGCTCTCGGTTAGGTCCATCTCAGACGGCTTTCTTGGCGAGATGAACGCCGGTCGGGTCGTCACCGTTGTCCAGCAGGCGACGGTCGGCGCGGTACGTCATCTCCATCTCGATCGCGTGCCACGAACCGCGACGGCGATAGTTCAGGGGGTCGCGTTTGCCTCCACGCTTGGCACTGCCGAGATGCTGGCCTGTGCTTCCCCACCACACGATGACTCCGCCGTCACGGTCCTGCTCGACCTTGTCGAATTCGGGGAGTTCGTCGTCGTCGATCGCCGCAACGATGGCCTCGATCGCAGCACGCGCCTGCTCGATGTTCATCTCAGATCACCATCTCTTCTTCGTCTAGGTTGTCTAGGTAGTAGGGGCGCGGCTCGATTGCTTCAGCCGGGCCGGGGGTGTCGTCGTCGCCCAGCCATAGGCCGGTCGCAGTGCAGTGGTCATAGATGTCGATCGCCCGGCGCATCTTCCGCTGGCCACCGTCGACCCAATCCTCGTGCGCGAGTTGGACGACACGCACGTCGTGGGGTGGATCCACCTCGACGAAGATGAGATGTGTCGGTGCGACATCCTCTTTGTGAGTAAGGCGGATCAGGTGCTTGTACACCTCGGATTGGATGTCGTAGCCGAAGTCCTCGATGGTGCGGATGATCTTGTGACGGCGTACGTCGCTGGTGGTCTTCAGGTCGATGTTGACGAGCCGGCCGCTGGACAGTTCGCCGAGCCGGTCGAGCCGCCCACGCAGAGGGACGCCGGTGTCGGGGTCGTCGGCGAAGATGCTGAGTTCAGTGTCGCCGTCGAGCGACAGAAGCGTGCGGGCCTTCGGATTCGCCAGCACAGCTTCAGCGATCGCGCCGACCTGCGTGAGTACGTCAGCCTTGACCGGCACGAGCCCCTCGGCGCGAGCGGCCGCGATGAACGCCTTCGCTTCCTTCGTGGACGCGGCACCGTTCGACGCCAGGATGTCCTCGGGAATGACAGCAACATCGAGGCCGACACCTAGGACCTTGCCGTGAACAGCATGGCCGAGATCGAACGCGGCCTTCTCGACGCGCTGATCCATCATCTGCCGGTAGTGCTTCGGTGAGCGCAGCAGCCACTTCATGCCGGTAGCGGAAAGCCCTGCCGCAGCGTGGTATTCGCGCTCATCGAGCCCACGGACGACGGACTCCGTGATCTCGGTCATCGGTTCACGTCTCCGTCTGCTTCGGCAGCCATCTCGGCGAGGACCTCGGCCTGATCGGCGACGGAAAGGGTGCGACGCTCGACGGTCTGCCACTCGAACTCGATGAGTGCAGCGAGGTGGTCGAATCCGCAGGGGTCGCTGTTGACCTTGACCTTGCCGCAGTTTGGGCAGACGGCCAGAGAAACCGTCCGGTCATCGACGTAATGGAGCCACAGCGGGAGCCGCATCAGGAACACATCCCGCAGTTGTGTTCGTAGCCGTTCTCGTCGGTGACCCACCGCTTGCCGTGGCAGTAGGTGCACCCGTTGGCGTCGGTGAAGTTCGGGCACGGGCAGTCATCGTTGAGGCATGGCCACCAACCGCCGACAGTCGCCTCGACGTGCTCCGCGAGCGGATGTGGGCAGCCTGCGCAGACGATCAGCGACTCGTCGGTTTCGATCCACGCGACGGGGTTCACAGGTTCACGTCCTTCTCTAGCTCAGCGATCCGCATATCAACCCAGTCCTGCTCGACCTCGTCATCGGTGAGTTGATCGACGGGGTCGGCGGCGTGCATCTCGCAGGCGATCATCACGGCCACGACGACGTAGAAGATGACCACCAGCAACGCGAAACCTGCGCCGGTCATGATTCGCCCGCAGCGTCGAGGATGGCTCCGAGCACAGCCAGCGGCGATTCCGTCCGCAGCCGTTCGATGAGGTCGGCGGGGATGAAGTAGCCGCCCTGCCACTCGTCGGGGTCGCAGCCATCGGAGCCCTGCATGGTCCCGTGTCGTGAGACACCGCCGCTCCGCGCGTGCCGCCAGTACGGAGCCGCGTCGGGCTCCTCCCACGGCAGCGGCGGGGACGGGGCGGGCCTGCGGGCGGTGACCGTGACCTCTTTGCGCCAGATGGTTACCGCCGCGTCAGCTTCGTTGGTCAAGTACTGAAGGCCCTTCGTCCACCGAAGGCCCTCGCCGATGCGGCTCACGGGCCAGTCGGTGAAGGGGTTGCCGTACAGGGCCCCGGTCAGGAGGTCACCATCGTGCACGTCGGACGGCAGGATCGGGGCGGACAGTGCGGGCGTGCGGGCATTCTTTGCTGCATCGACCGCTTCCTTGGCCCTGGCCTTCGCTGCCACAACGGTTTCCGAAGGGTGCTCGACGTGACGGACTGCGCCGACTGGGTAGCTCTTGTCCTCGTCCTCGGTCGGTTCGGCCTTCTCGTCGACGCGGGTCCAGGAGCGGATATCCTCGGCCCGGTACGGAACCAGCACGCTGTATCCCTCGATCCGGACCATCCACACGTTGCCGAGGTACGCGTCATCGCGAGAGATCACCTTGCGTGTGCCGCCTCGCGGTCCCAGCCACGTCGTGCCGCTGAGATCCTCGGTGGTCATGCGGCACTTCCCGGGGTAGGAGAGATGAATGTGAGGTCGGCCGCTGCCGTGGCTTTCCCGTACGGCTTGTCGTCGTAGCTGACGTATATCCAGCGACTGCCGACCGACGTGATGACACCCGTTTCGCGAGCGCCATATGGGCGGGCATAGATCACGCCGTCACCGATGCGGGCGCGAGCCTCGTCGAGGGTCACGACGCGCCGTTCCAGTCGCGGACGGTGTGACCGCAGGCAAGGCGGAGGTGCTGCCCGCCGAGGACGCGCGTCGTGTCGGTGACGGGCTGCGGGCCCTCGCAGGTAGCGCAGTCGAGGACCCGTGAAGTGGTGACCGGAGCGGGCAGCGCGCGTCCCCAGTCATGGTTGGTTGGGTTGTGGCCTACCGGGAGGATGCATCGCTCACCGTGGAGATTCCCGAGGTGCGTCGGGCAACGGTCGGCAGGCGGATCGCCTTGCGTGCCGTCGGACTCGATGCGGGCCACCTCGACGTTGATCCCGCCGGCGCGGAGACGATCGATGAACGGCGTCAGGTCGACCGGCTCGGCCCACGCCTGCCCGGCGCTGTGCTCCGCGTACAGGTCAACCTCGGCCTCGAGGTCAACCTCAGCCTTGATGTCCGCGGCCGCTTCGGCGACGAGCCGCGCAACCTCAGATCGGTTCATGGTTATCCTTTCTGTAGGGACGCGGCGCTTCGCTCTGGACGGGCTTGAGGCGCCGCGTTGCTGTGTCTTGCGGGGGCTTGCTCGAGACGGCGGGGAGGCCTGCCGGGGCGTCAACACGCGCCGCCTCGAGATCAGGGCGGGTCTTCGATGTCGCGGCGGATATCACGGACGACGCCGACCAGGCCGACGATGACCGCGGCGATCAGCGCGATGCATAGGGCGATCTCCCACGCGGGGATCTGGAACCAGGCGCTCATGCCGCGACCAGGCGTGCGGCTCGGGCCGCGGTCAGGAGAGCAATACACGCGCGACACTCGCGACGTCCGTCAGATCGGCGGTAGAGGTTCGCGCCGGCCAATTCGTGACCGCGGGGGCAATGAGTCTTCGCGGCGTTGGATGCCGCGACGGTCTTGCCTCGCAGCAGGTTTACCTGGGCCGTGACGGCCTCGAGGTGGTCCGGTCGGACGCACGCACGGTTCCGACAGAGGTGGTCCAATTGCAGACCATCAGGCACCGGGCCGACGTAGTGCAGGTAGGACCAGCGGTGAGCGAGCATCCACCCGGTGCGGCTGATGGTGAACTTCCCGTAGCCGCCGTTGTTGCGTGCGGCGACCCACTCCCAGCACCCGTTCGGCTGCACGACGTACTTGGCTGCGAACCGAGACGCTGGACTCTTGCGGGCGGCCATTACGCGGCCCGGCCCTTGCGGGACCGCGGGGAGCGCGCGAGCGGGTCGACGACGGGGACGCTGAGCATCCCGAGGATCTGCTGGTACTGGTCCTCGGTGTACCTACGCCGGTTGCCGATCTTCAGGTGCGGGAGGCGTCTGGCCTTGGCCTGTTCGGCTACCCAGTAGCGGGAGATTCCGAGCTTCTCGGCGATCTGCCGTTCGGTGTAGTGGTCACCGGGTGGCTGCGATGTAGGGGGCACAGAGGTGACGTTAGCGCATGTGAGGAGAAGTTGGGGGAAATACGCGCCGTGTAATTCAGGCACTCCGTGTATCTACGGCCTGTAATCGTCCTCCATGCTGTGCGAAGTGGCGCAATGTTCACATCGAGGGCAACTCGGTCACACTTGCCCGACCCATACCGGAACGGAGTCGCAGAGAGATGAAACCCTGATGCCACGTGTCAACCTGCCGCAGATCGAGCGAGCGTTCGACGAGGAGCTCGGTGCCCGAACATGGAATCTGGTCGACCTGAGAATGGCGACGGCCGCGTCGGGCAAGAACGGGAAGCCGCTCGACCGGGGGACGGTGGAGACGGCGGCGAAGGGGGCGACGTGGCCGCGGCGTGCGACCCGTGCTCGGCTGGAGATGGCGCTGGGCTGGGACATCGGCTGGTTGGCGCTGATCCGTGAGGGCGTGCCGCTGCGGCAGTTGAAGGCCGCACGCGGGGACGCGCCGGCGACACAGCCGACGTTGCGCGATCCGACGTCGCACACCCTCGCCGCTGCCACGGACGCGGAGCTCCAAGCCCAATTGTTACGCAGGGGTAGTGGCGCGAACCGTCCGTAATGCCCTATATTTAGCGGAACTTCCAGACCAGCCAACCGGAACGCGGGGACGTCAGATGTGCTGTGCTTCCGTTGTCAGTAAGACGTCCCGTTCATACGCGCAGGGTCTCGTTGACGGGGCGCAGCTCGGTATCGACCGCCGTCGGCGCCTGACGATCGTTCTCGCCGCGGTGGTCACGGCCTTCCTAGCCGTCGTCTCCGACGGGTTCCGTCGCGCAACGCGCTGACCGCTACTGCTCGAGCTCGGGGTACGCCTCGACGAGAGACATCGCCGCCGCCTGCGCAGCGACACTGATCGCGTCACCCGCGACGTGCCCGTAGAGGTCGACTGTCGTCTGGATCGACTCGTGCCCGAGGATCCGCTGCACGATGTTCAGCGGGACGCCCGCGCGGATCAGGTTCGACGCGCAACTGTGACGCGCGTCGTGGATCCGTGGTCGCTTGTGGATGAGCGGCTCGGCCTGGTTGCGGGCTTTGCTCCACACGTTGTCGTAGAAGTTGTTGTGTCGGACCGGGTCGCCGTGGTGGTTGACGAACACGTACTCGTCCCGCCCGCGGCCCTCGACGCGTGACCGCAGGATGCCCACCATCTGCGGTGTGAGGCCGATCGTGCGCCGGCCCTTGAACGTCTTCGGCGGGCCGAGCTTGTGACCCTTGCTCGCCGTGTGCTTCCAGGCCATGTTGATCCGGATGGTCGGCGGCGTGGAGCCGAGGTCGACGTCGCGGACCCTCAGCGCTGTCGCCTCGCCGAACCGTGCGCCGGTGGAGTAGAGGAACGTGACGAGCGGCTGCCAGAACGCGTCGACCGTGCCGAGGAACAGGGCGAACTCGGAGCCGTCGAGGAACACCATCTCGGCGTGTGACTCGGTGCGGGGGAGCCTGACGCCGATGCATGGGTTCGCGGGGCGCACCTCGGCCATGACTGCTGCGGTGAACGCGGACGATACGAGGGAGTGTCGGTTGCGGATCGACTTGCCGGCGAGCCCTCGTTCGCGGTGGAGGTAGGTGACCCAGGTGGCAATGTCTTGCCGGGTGACGGTGTCGACGGGTGTCTGGCCGAGGACGGTCGGTTCGAGGTCGCGGGTGATGTAGGTGAGGTAGTCGACGCGGGTGCCCTCTTCGATGCCCGAGAGCCCTTCGACGTGGCGGCGCGCGTACTCCGCGAGCGTCGGGATGGTGCTGATGCGCCCAGCTTTGCGGGCGGCGAGCCGCGCCAGAGCGGGCTCGAGACCGATGACGTCGATGGAGTCCTTGAACCCCTCAGCGCCTTCGAAGCTGTCGAACGTCTCCGTCGTCTGCTGGCCGCCGTGGCGGAACAGGACGCGAAAGACGGGTGAGCCGTCTCGTCGCTTGCGTACCTGGATGCTCGCCATCAGTTGCTCACGATCGTTCGGACTCCCGTAACCTCGTCTGGACTGTTGGCCGCTAGTGTTGGCTAGCGTTGGCTAGAGAGTGGCACACCCCCTCTGACCTGGCCTTTCGTGGGGTGAGTGACGGGACTTGAACCCGTCTCACCCCATAGCCGTGACCTGCATCGGAGAGTGTATCCGCAGGTCAGCCGGTTGCCTGTCTAGCCGCGCCTAGCCCGATCCCGCCGAAACTCGTCGAAGATTGTTGGCTGGCCAACAGGTCAAACGTGTATCAGGCGTGGTAGAACTGCCCCATGCTTCTCATGAACGCGCCGAAGATCGCTGAAATTCGGTCCCTCCGATGATGTCCCTCGCCCAGCTCGTCGGTTACGTCGTCCTCGCCGTGTTCCTGGTCGTCGACATCGCGTTCGTCCGTCGTGCGCGCCGGCTGGCTCGTCGCGGTGTGCGGAGGCTGGGATGAAGCTGTCGAAGCTGCTGTACCTCGCATCGAGAACCACTCGTGACGCGGAGGTGGTGTCGGGTCGCCGTGGTCCGCAGCGTCTCGTCAAGCGCGTCGTCCGCCGCAAGGTCACGCGCAAGGTCGTCGGCCCGCTGCTGAACCGGCTATGGCGATGAAGGTCACGCTGTCGGACGCCGATGTGGCGCTCCTCGCGGAGGGGTTCGCTCCCACTCAAGACGAGATCGACGCGTTGACCGCCGAGGTCGAGGCGTCGCGCGCGAAGCTGGCCGCGATCCGTGCTGAGGTTGAGCCGTGGGCCGACCGGATCCTCCGCGACCGCATCCTCGAGATCCTCGACGGGCCGTCGGGTGGATGATGTGGCGATGAGGGAGACGGTGCGGCAGTTGGCGTGGATGGTGAGACATCTGCCGTTGCTGCTGGCGGAGCGCGCCGACGAGTGGATCCAGCACCTCCATGCCCCGACGGACGTGTCGGACGATCCTTCGCACCCGCGTCCCATGTGCTCCTATCACAGACGGTGGGTGGACTGGCCGTGCGCCGATGCAGTCAAGGCTGCTGACAGGCGCGCGGCACGCCGATCGCGGCTGGTGACCTCCGATGACTGACCTCGCGGCTTGGCCGACCGAGCCCTGAACGCAAGCGAAGCCCCTCGCTCAGCCGGTAGGCCAAGCGAGGGGCTTCGTGATGTGCGGGCCGGACGTCCTAGGAACCGGTCTGCGATGCTCAGATCGGGTCACCCCGAACGGCAGTGCTGATCCTACCCGGCTGGCCGGGTGCTACGTGATGGCGACGAACGCGAGGGCCTGGTTCAGCGTCAGTCCCGATGGTGCCCGGTTCGTGGGCGAGGTGCGCACGGTGGGGTCGAACGCGGTGCGGGGGAGTGACGACGCGGACCCGGCGTTGACTGCGGCCCCGCCGAGCCCTTTCGCGGCGACCACCTGGGGCGCGGTTCCGGCCGACCAGGTGAACAGGATCTCGCCGTAGCAGACACCGACGCTGAGAGCGACGGGGGTGATGACGGCAACCTTGAGCACAGTGTTGATCGCCACGCTTGCCAACGCGGTCGAGATGTCAGCGGTCTGTGCGATGACCGTCCCAGACGAGTCCTTCAACACGAGGAAGTTCTGCCCTGAAGTCCACGTCGCGGCCGATCCTGCCGTCCCCAGGATGATGCTCAGGTAGGTCGCAGTCAGGGGCGCGTTGATCGGGATCAGTCCAGAGAGGGGCTTGCCGCTGGCGAACTGGGCTAGGCCGGTCCCGCATTGTGCGGGGTCGATCGTCCATGCGAGGTAGGTGCCGATGGTGTGCGGGTCGGCGTACCCAGCGGGGATGAACGTGTCACTTCCGCCCGCCGCGTGTGTGCTCGCGTGCGCAGTGGGTGTACGCGCGTCGGACAGTCGGGTGTCGTTGCCAGCGGCCGCGGTGGTGCCGCTCGTGCCGAGGGTGACGCCGATGGCCTGCGTACCGGAGTCGTAGGTTGCGGGCGCGGTCGCGCTGACGACCCCGCTCGGGCCCGTTGGGCCAGTGCTACCGGTGGCTCCCGTTGGCCCGGTTGCTCCTGTGGCGCCTGTCGCACCGTTCGTGCCGTCTGTGCCAGCGGGTCCAGTCGCGCCCGTCGTGCCAGTGGGGCCGGTCGGCCCAGTAGCACCGGTTGGACCGGGGACTGTCGAGTCGGCACCAGCAGGTCCGGCACTCCCCGCCGCGCCGGTCGGTCCCGTAGGGCCGGGGACGGTGGACGCAGCGCCAGTGGCGCCCGTTGCGCCCGCCGCGCCAGTAGAGCCGGTCGGTCCTGTCGCGCCAGTGGCGCCCGTGGCGCCTGTAGCGCCGGGGATAGTGCCCCGTGCGGGCACCACAGCGAGCAGCGACGGGACCGGCTTCACGACGGTGATCTGACGGTCGCCGAGGATGATCGTCATCGGCTACTCACGCTGCCCCGTGCCCACACCAGGTCGACGTCGCCGGCCGTGTAGATCAGGTTGGCGTGTCGCACACCCGCATCGAGGAGCGCCGTCACGACTGCCTTGTCGACGTTCCACACCGCGTCAGGACCAGTGATGGTCGCCACCCAGGTTGTCGGCGCGGTCATGTCGAACACGAGCGACACGACCTCACCGGTAACCCAGTCCACCGGTGTCCCAGCGGCATCGGTCGACGACAGGGTTTGGATGAAGTCGGCGCCACGAGTCAGGCTCACCGTGAGCAACTCCGGTGTCGTGCCGAGCTCGATGCTCATCGCGCTCCCCTGTGGGTCGGTCGTGTCGAGTGGTTAGAGGTCGTGCGGTGGGCCTAGCGCCACCAATCCCAGGTGCGGGTCATGTCGTTCACCTACTTGAGGTCTCTGCGGACCACGGGGACGGTCGCGCTGGTGTCGTCGAAGACGTCGCCGTCGAAGGTCCCGCCGATGACGGCGTGCAGTGCGGGGGCGACCTGTACCAGGATCGCGGTCGGGGCGTAGAACTGGTCGCGGGAGAAGCGGTTGCGGGACAGCGACCCCAGGTTGTCGATGACCCGGTTTTTGGCGGGCGCGTCGGCCACGTTGATCGTGACGGCGCCGCCACCGAACCAGTTCTGTTCGATGATGGCGCCCGCGATTTTGCCGACGTCGGGTTTTATCATCATCGCCGAGTTGGTCTGGGTGCCGCCGACGCGGTTCGGCTGGTAGGCGGGGGCCAACTGCCCGGTGAAGTAGCAGCCGCGGACGACGAGGCCGGTCGTGCCTTCCCATTGGATGCCGTCGGAGTGTGAGCCGTCATGGCTGACCTCACCGTTGACGCCCGGCGCCCAGTAGGCGGAGTCGTGGAAGTAGCACTGCTCGACGGAGACGTCGGATGGGCCGTCGGCCTCGCCGGCGTTCGTGTTGAACACTTCGAGCTGGTCGACGAGCCCGGAGAGGTCGCAGCGGAGCAGCCGGAATCCGTAGCCCTGCAAACCGACCCACCACGGGCTCGGTGTCTGCGGGGCGAACGTGCAGTCGACGAAGGTGAAGCTGCGCTGATGCGGCCGGTACATCGTGTAGAGCGAGCTGGTGCCTGTCGGTGCGGTGGCGGGGCCGCGGAAGATGCAGTTGATGTAGGTGACGTTGCCGACGGTCGGGCCGGGTGTCACGGCGCATCGCACGTCGAGGTCGTGGTAGGTCTGCCCGGTCACGGGGATGTGGCTGGTGACGACGTCCAGGGTCGAGCCGGGTAGGACGCCGGTGGTGGACGCGTCGGGCCGGTAGTCGCCGGGCACGAGCAGGCTCCGCGTCCGTGTCGCTATGAGTGCGGCGGCGCACGCGTCGAGTGCGGCCGTGAGCGCGGTGATGGTTGCGTCGTCGAGGGTCGCCTGGCCTCCGAGGACGCTGATCCGGTCGTTGAGGGCGGTGATGGTCGCGTCGGCCTGGCCGCCGATCACGGCGAGTTGGTCGCTGATGGTCGTCACGGGGTGCCTCCGATGCGTAGGTCGATCTGTGAGTCGTCCATGCCGCACGAGTGGAGGAGTCCCCGGAGTCGCAGGTTGACGAGCTCGAGAGCATCGAGGGCGGCCTTGTGCAGGGCCTCGCGTTCGGCCATGCGCGTCTGGTACCAGCCGACTGCTTGGCGCATCTCGCCGAGCTCGTCGGCCGCCGTGCGGTTCATGCGACTGGCGGAGGGTCCGGTTCGACGACGGGTGCCACGACGATCGGCGGGACGCTTCCGACATCGATGGTGGCGAGGTTTTGCAGGATGCTCGTGATGGCGGCGAGCCCTGCGAGGGAGCCGACCGCGGCCCAGTCGATAGCTAGGAGTCCCGACGCGTTGACGGCGAGCGCGGCGACGGCGGTCTGTGCGGCGGTTTTGACTGCGCGGACGGCGACGTCGAGCGCCCAGGTCTTGAGGTTGGTGGTCATGCGATCCACCTCTTGTAGTTGCCGAGCATGGGAGCGAATAGCCGGCGCCCGGCCGGCCCGGCGGCGAGGCGCGCCCATTCGAGCGGGCCGAGGATGCCATCAGGACTCTTGGTGCCTGACACCTTCGTCTGGAACCAGCGCACGGCGTCGTCGGTGGACGTGCCGTAGTGGCCGTCGACGAGGAGCGGCACCGGGCAGCCCCACACCTTCAGCGCACGCTCGACGGCGAGGGTTGTCGCCTTGTGCGTGCAGACGGTCCGTGGCGCGTGAATGTCCTTCTTGCGGGCCTCGAGCAGCAGGGACAGCCAGTAGGGGATGAACTTGAAGATAGGCGGCTTAGGCGGCTGCGGGATGAGTCCGCGTGACCAGGCCAGCATCGCGGCGCGGCTGGCGAACTTCGCCCGGTCGTGGTCGAGTTGGCCGCCACCGTCGCTGTACTGCCAGATCGTCCACGGGGACGTGGGGACCGGCTTGTTGTAGTCGGCGATGAAGAGGAAGTCGCCCGCGTACTTCGAGGTGTTGACGTTGTTCCAGGTGTACGTGTTGCAGTACATGCCCACCTTGCTGTGTGGCCTCAGCACCTTCACGGTCTTGATGAACTCGATCATCTCAGCCACCGTGGGGATCGCGGAGCCTTCCCAGTCGCAGAACAGCAGGTCGCCGTCCACGATGCCCGGCGAGGCGACGAAGTAGTCGGCTTGTGCCTGGATCCCGCCTCTGTGGAGGTAGTGATACCAGCCGATGACGCGGCCACCGACGCGGGACCGCTGTGCCTGTGCGTTTGCGTCGGGGTTGCGGTAGCCGGTGCCCTCGCTGGCTTTGATGAACACGAAGTCATCGGTCGCGGCGGGCGAGAAGTTGGGTTGGAAGCTCGCGATGTCTTTGCCTTCGATCATGGGTCGGTCCCTTCTGAGCGTGGCGGATCGCCCGGCCGGTTGGTCGGGTAGCTCGATGCGCGGGGGTTGTATCAGGGGGTGCCGCGGGGCACTCTGGGTTTGGCAAAGGAGGGGTCGAGATGTCGCAGCCCACCGATGACGAAGACCCGGAACTAGAACGCGCGCGACTGGTCGAAGACCAGAACAGGCCGATCCTCGATCAGCTAGACAGGATCGAGGCAACGCTCGGGGTCGTCGCTGAAACCTTGGCCACTGACACGGACGAGCCGGTCACCTGACCGGTGTCGGGGTGGACGCGCCGAACTTGAACGCGGCGTAGGCGGCCAGGGTTGCGACGACGAGCATCGCGAGAGCGATTCCGAAGTTGCGGGGTGCCCACGTCGTTACGGTCTTCACGCCCAGAGCCGCAGTTTGACGCGCTTCCGAATCCACCGCGTCCTTGGCCTTATCGACCGCATCCTTGGTCTGCTTCTCCAAGGCTAGTGCCGTTTCTTCGCGCGCTTTGTTCGCGAGTTCCAGGCTGCTGTTGGCAGCCCGCTGATCTGACTGGAGCTGCTGAACGTCCGACCTCAGGACACCGATAGCGTCCCGGTGTAGGACCACTTCCGCCTGCACGTCGCGGACCTTTTCGAGGATGAAGCCGACCCTGATATCAATGCGGCCGAGCGTGACGGCCATCGCTTCGGCCGCCGTCGCCGGTGGGCCGAGGACGTAGTTCGGCGGATTGGTTTCCGTCACGGTGGCCTACTTTCGTCTGATGAGGTCGAGGATCCGCCGTCGGATCGGACCGCCGTGGGACTGCGTGAACGGAGCGATTTCAATCACCGCCCAACGTCATCAGACGGTCAGGTTGTTGGCGGTCAGGACAGCGCGGATTGCGTCCATCGCGGTCTTCATCGACGCCGCCTCCGCCTGTACATACGCGGCAGAGGGCGCGGTCGGGGCAGCGATCGCAGCGAAACCGGTGGGCAGGTTCAAGATCGGCCCGAGCGTGCCAGAGAAGGAGTTGCCCCGGAACGCACGGCAGGCGGTGGAGGCGACACCTCGGAAGCCGTAGTCGGTGGCCCCGGTCACCCTGTTGTCGATGAAGTCCATGGTGGTCTGGGTGCCGCCCGCGACGTAGATCCCGTAACGCATGTTGCCGTTCGCGTCGGTGATCCAGTTGTCCTCGAACCTCATGTCCGAGCATCCGGAGGTGGAGATGCCGAACTCGGAGGTGCTGCCGTTGGCGGTTGCTGGCTCCATCATTCGGTTGCGGGCGACTCGAATGTTGGCGCCGGGAATGACTGCAATGGTGACGGACCCGTTGACCATGACGCCTTGGTTCGCGGTGTCTCGGGTGTGGTTGTCCGCAACGACGCCGTTGACGCAGTCCTCGACACGGACCCCGGCGCCGGTGCAGCTACGGACCGTGTTGCCGCGAACCTCGAAGCCGTCGGCGAGCTGAACGGTGATCCCGTCGGCGGTGCCGTAGCCCACGTTGTCGATGACCTTGACGCGCCGGAACCTGTCCGTCCCTGAGGTGGACCCGACGACGAGGTGGACCGCGGACCCGACGACCGTGTTGACGATGTTCTCGGAGATGATGACGTCGGTGCAGTCGCCGTTACCGGGGGTGGACAGTTGAATCTTGATGCCTTGGGCTGCGGTGCGGCGGATGATGTTGCCGGTGATGTGTAGGCCGAGGGTGTTGTTCAGGTAGATGCCGTGCTGGCCGCCGATGTCGTGGATCTGGTTCTCGTTGATGTGGATGTCGGTGCCGAGTCCGCCGAGGATGCCCTGGCAGGTCCAACTGATGTCGTTGTCGGTGATCCACGTCGTGGCGGTGGCGCCGTCCATGATGATCCCGGCGTTGTCTTTCGACACGGCAGCCACGAACACGTACGTTCCGGCGCCGCCACCGTTGCCGACGCCGATGATCTTGTTGCCAGACACAACCAGGCCGGTGACCCCGGAGGCGTACACGGCGGGCCCGGCGAACCCGCGCACATCACAGTCGAGCAGGCGGATGTTTTTGGACCCTGTGGTGGCCCGGATGACGGCTGAGGGGTAGGTGGCGGTGGTGTCGGCGTAGTCGGTGGTCTTGCCGACGAACCTGCCATCACGGACAGTGAAACCGTCGATCGCGGTAGCAGTGAAGATCGGGGTCAGGTTCGCGGCCTGCGTGATGGTCGCGTTCTGGCAGTCGATCCGTGTCCCCGCCCCGACGTTCAGTGTCCCGCTGATCGTGTAGGCGGCACCCTGGCGCAGTGCGACGGACTTGCCGGTGTTGGCGGTCAGGAACGCTTGCAGCGCGGTCAGGTCTGTGCCGGTCGCGGCAGGGGCCAGCGGTTTGATGGCGATCGGGGGGTAGAGCGCGTCCGTGACGACACGGGAGGCCGTGGCCGGGTTACCGAAGATGGTGGCGGTGGCGCTGTCGGACGAAACCGCGAACGCGGCCGTCATCGCCGGGACCTCGTCGGCGGCGAGGTCCCACGGACCCGCACCGAAGTCGACCACGACGGACGGCGGGTCACACTGGAACGAATACCGGCCGCGAGAGTCCACGGTGATCCAGGAGACGGCGACACCGGCTTGGACCAGGTTCGTCGGGATCGCCAACGTCGCCGGGTCGATGACGGTGAGCGAGCGGAGGCCGCCGGCGATCCGCACCGACGTCCCGAGCACATCCCACGCGACGGCACCGGTGTAGTGGTAGGTCACGATGCGGCCTCCAGGAGGTTAGGGGGATCAGGCGGGGGGTCGGGTGTCGGCACAGGTGGCGTGAGGACGCCTTCGGGCGCGTTACCGGCGTCCGGGATCGGCGCTGCCATCACGGCACCCACGTCAACGACGCGGACAGGCACGTGGTGTTCGCCGCGTCGGCCGTCCATGTGCCCGTCGTCGTCTGGACCGCCGCTGAGAGCCGGATCGTCGACCCCACGGCCAGCGCCTCCGCGAGCGTCGCCAACCCAGCAGAGACCGTCCCGTACCCGGCCACCGCGAGCGGGATCAGGAACGCTTGACCGTCAAGCGGGCCGAGAGAAACACGCACATGCAGGTCGTCCGCTGCGGCCGTGTTGTTGACCGCATACACCCAGGCGGTCGCCGCGACGAGCAGCCGGGACATGTCCGGTGGGCAGATCAGATCGACCCCGGCGACCTCAACCCACGCCGCGGTCGGCGCGAACCCGGTAGCGGTCAGATAGGCGGCCGCACGGACGGACGGGTTGGCCAGGGCACCGTCAGGGATCGAACCCGCGGGGAGGACCAGCGACCCGTCGACCGTCGACACGCCATCCGCTGTCACGGAGATCCCGGAGCTGGTGAAAGCGGAGGCCTGGACGAGCCGCTGCTGCGTCCGGGCCTGGGCGCGGAGATACCGAGCGAGCGAGAAGCTGGTAGTGGGCAGTTTGCTCACGTCAACCCCCGCTCAATAATCTTGGACCGCGGCGATCGAATAGTTCACGGCGAGTTGCCCGGTGTCGGGGACGTGGACCGAGATCCCGAGGACCCGGCTGGTGAAAATCCATGGCCGCTCGGTCGCGTAGACGTCGGTGTCGAGCTCTACGCGGACCGTGTCTCCTCGGGCTATCTGCGACCAGTCCGGGTCGGACCCGAACGTGCTGATCGTGAAGGCCGTCGTCATGCCCGACGCGGCGGCCAGGTCAGCGTTCGCATGCTTCTGCAACGTCGCCGGGATGCTGACGTCGTTGTACTGAACCGTCTTCGTCTTCAACGGGTAACCGGCGGTGAGGAGCGCCGTGGCGGTAGCCGTCCGGCGGAGCTGCGCGGACTCTTGCCCGGCGCCGACCGCGATGACCGCGGTGACACCGGGGGTTACCTGTCGGGCCGGGTGCGCGATGATGTTCCCGCCCCGTCGGCCGCCGATCACCGCGTAGGGCTGAGCGCCGGGGAACAGGCTGCCCAACAACGTCAGGGTCGGCGGCGACTCGGGCGCCACATATGCCTGCGTGTCTTCGACATACTCCAGCACCGCGACGGGAGAGACGGACCCGAGACGGTCACCGAGGACGAGGTTGCGTGTCGGAGCGTCGAGGGTCCCGCCCGTGGCGAAATACCATTCGGGGCCATTCTCTGCGTCGGCGAGCCGACGGAACTCTTCCTCGACGGTTGTCGAGTCCCATGCGTGGATCGTCAGGTCGGAGACTGACGCGCCGAGCGACGACCCGAGGATGATGCCGCAGTCCTGCCCAGCGACGGCTTGCGCGTCAGTGATGAACCGCCGGAACAGGTCGTGGTCGTTGGTGTTCGCCAGGGTCAGCGGTTTCGCCGGGATCTGCTCGAAGAATGAGCCCCATTCGGCGAACGTGAAGTCGAAGGTCCGCGGCCCGGACTGGCTTTCGGACATCATCTGACCGGACCACACGGGCACACCGTCGCTGCAAATGAGTACCCCGGACATGGCGGCCGACAATGCGGGACGCCAGAAGGATCGGCCGGGCTCGACCGTCGCGGAGAAGCTGCACTCGCCGTGATCCGACAGGGGAAAAGACATTTCCAAACCAGTAGCGGGGATCTGCTCGATCGGGTGAGGGTCGCTCCACGAGGTCGCGTACACCTCGAACATCTAGATCATCCACATGCCGAGGACGTAGAACCCTACGCCCGCGCCGAACCCCGTATCGGTCGCGGTCATGACGATCGTGCCAGCGGTCGACGCGTAGGACGTGTGTCCACCGGAGGACGGGCCGCCTCCGAGATGCCCGTTCGACTGTGCCGGGTCCCATCCGACGGGGATGTTGACGACGGCGACGTTCGTGATGTTCCCGGCCGCGATCGCCGAGGTTGTCACCATGTTGAGCTGCACGGACACGACCCCGTTGAGGCGGCGCGCGACCTGGCTCGTGATGGTGAACCCGGACGCGGCGGTGAACCCGGCGTTGATCCAGCCCGTGTCGGCCACGGTCGCAGCCGATACCCACGCGCCGTTCTGGTAGATCTTGG